TTATTAAAGTTAGCAACCGTAATCCAACGTATCATGAGTAAACATCAAGTAGTTGATGATAGTGATGTTAGTTTATTAAGTGATGATGAAAAAGAAGAATTGATGAATTCACTTGAAGATGCGGCTGTAGAATTACAAAAAAAATCTGATGACATTGATATAAGTGAAATAAAAGAAAAGTATAATTCATAATGGCTAACGTACATCCACAACAATCAAATGTTCTCGGTCAGGTAAATTTAGACTCAACACCTTTACCTGAATTTTCATTTCATCATGGTCATGTTGAAAAGGTAGTATTGGAATCAAATGATTTGAATTCATTTGGTTATCCCGTATATGGTGCTCCATCCGATGTAAGTCAATGTATTCTTTTAAAACCAACTTATGGTGGACATTCTGATTTTAATTTACCATCAAATTCTTTAAAAGGAATGGTGTTGGCTCAACCTTTGTTACGTGGTTTTGCTGATTCAATAGCTCGTGGTGATTCGGTAATCTATATGAACTTAGGTAGTAAATTTTATTACTTAGGGCCGATAAACACTTTAAATAATCCAAATTATAGTCCTGATATATTACACCGACCAGATTTAAATCCAAATAGAGTAGTATTGGATGATAGAAAAGATAGTAGTGATGGATACAATATAAATTTTATAAAAAGAGCAATCAATAGAATTACTAAAATAAAAAATATAATTTTAGATAGACCATATGATACTGGAATAGGAGAGGTTGGTTCTGATGCTGAAGTAGAATCAAATGTATCTGATTTAACTCTTGAAGGCAGACATGGTAATTCAATTCAACTTGGTTATAGATTTATAAATCCATACAGTATATTTAGAAATAATAGTTCAAGTGGAAATAATGGTTCTGTTTTAGGTATGTTATCATTAGGAACAATACCTGATTATTTCCCATCAACTGAAGTAGATGAAGAAGGAAATACAATACCTTATCAATTATCAGTAGATAAAGTAGTGAAAGAAACTGGCTATATTGGTTTTCCAATAAATGCTGGAAATGATAGTATTGATGATGAAAATGCATTTCAAATAGACTTTGGAGCAGTAGAGCCAACTCCTGAACTGCAAACTGATTTTGATCAAATAATAATGTTTTCTGATAGGATTACATTTGATGCACAAAAAAATGATTTTACAGTTTCAGCATTTCGTAATATTAACTTTGGAGCTGGTAAGAATTTAACAATAACGAATAAAGGTTTTTCAGTTATTGAATCAGAGAATATTTATATAGGAAAGGAAGCAAAGAATAAAGCTCAACCAATGGTATTAGGAGATGAGCTGAGAATATTATTATTGGATATTATGACTATATTACAAAATTCAAGAGCATTAGTACAGGGTGTACCTATTCCACTTGTTAAACAGGATTCAAGTCCAATGGCTCTTGATATACAATTAATAATAGATGCATTACAACCAAGAACTTTAAGTGGTGATCCTGAATTACCACAACCAGGACCAACAAAATTTTTAAGTCAATACCATTATGTAGAGCAGAACGTTAGACCAAAACCAACACAGGAGTAAAAAATGAAGTTATCTATATTTAAGAAAATGATCAGAGAAGTAATAAGAGAAGAGTTAGATTATAAATTTAGTCGGCTTAGTAAAGAGTTAAAAGAAGTAGTAGTTAAGAGTAATAATGTTGATCTAAATAAAGCTAGAACTCACACGACACAAGATACAAGTTTGAAAAGCATGATGAATGGTTCGACTGGTACCGATTCCAACATTACCACTACCACGAAAAGTGTTCTAGCACCAAAGACAAACAACAATGTTTTGAATTCTTTACTTGAAGAAACTGCTCAATCTGATGATTGGAAAACTGTTGAAGGAAAAGGTGAAGAAGTTCAATCCGTACAGGATAACACAGAAGCACTACCTAACCATTTGGCAGAAGCATTAACTAAGGATTATTCCGCGATGTTAAAATCAGTAGAAGAAAAGGATAACTTTAAACGTGGGGCTTAAAGACGAAATATATGATGTTTTAAAAACTAATATTGAACCTGATAATCCTGGTGAAAACTATGTCTTTGAAGATAATGGTAAGGTTGATGTTTTGGCACAAGGTTTAACTGATGCAATAGTTAAATGGGTTCAAGCTCAAACATTTACTATAACTAAATTAAATGCAAGTCAAGGTGCTGTTCCTGCCGTTACACCGGTTGGACCTGGTACGATACCTATGATTACCGTTAAGATTGATGATCAAGGTCAAGGTGTTGATAATCCAATGGCTGGTGGTAAGGTAGAATCAATGCAAAGTAAAGTTCAATTAAAAACAGCCGTAGAGGTATAGGATGCCAATACTTGATAAAAGAAAAAATCTATTTATTGAAGACCAAGATACACGAGTAAGTGTTGGGATTGATTTTCCATTCGCACGTGTCCCAAATCAAGATGGGTATTTCAAGACAACCAAGACTACTGTTGAGTCGATTAAAAATAATATAAAACTATTATTACAAACCGAACAGGGTGAAAGAGTTTTCCAACCGACATTGGGAATGAATTTAAAACGATTATTATTTGAACAAATAACAGAAGATACTACAATAGAGATTGAAAATAATATTGTTGATACATTTGAAAGGTGGTTGCCATTTGTAGATTTACGAGATATACAAATCAATACCGATAACAACCAAGTAAATATAAACATAACATTCAGTATCAAAAGAGCATCAGCTTCATTAGAAAGTGTTAATGTGACACTCGGTGGTGTTGGGGGATAACAAATATGGCATATTCAGATAAACAAAAATTTAAACCAACGAATATCAATTACACGAGTAAGGATTTTTCTACGATTAAAGCTGATTTAATCGAATACACAAAGTCTTATTTTCCAGATACTTATAAAGACTTTAATGAAACGTCACCAGGTATGATGTTAATTGAATTAAGTAGTTACGTGGGTGATGTATTAAGTTATTATGTTGATTACAATTATAAGGAAAATGTATTATCAACGGCAACTGAAAAGAGAAATGTAAGACGATTGGCTGAATTTCTTGGATACAAAACTCCAAACAAAACTCCATCTACTGTTAAGTTAAAAGTAACAACTGACATTGGTCATGACGGTACGGCGACTAGAGGTCCAGATTATGGTCATGCTAATGTAACTCAATTTACAAGTGGATTACAAATTCAATCCAATATAGATAGTACATTATTGTTTGAAACTACGGGTGTTATTGACTTTAGTATATCGGGTTCTACACTTGATGAACCACCCATTAGTGCCCCACATTTAGATACGAATGGAGAGACGACAGGTTATACATTAACCAGATATGTACAGGCAATATCAGCTGAAACCAAAACAAAATCATTTACCATTACGAGTCCTACTAAATTTTTAGAATTAGATTTAGGTGAAGATAATGTAATTGAAATATTAAATTGCACGGATTCATCGGGAGAAAAATGGTACGAGGTTGATTATCTTTCGCAGGAAAGAATTTTAAAAGAAACATATTATACGGATGCTGATTCAACCAGAGGAACTGGTTATGATCAAGGGGAAGGTATTACAGGTAATTCATTAATACCAATTCCCTATACATTGGATTATATCAATACGAATAAAAAGTTCGTAACTAATTTTGACGTAGATACTAATTCAACTAAATTAATGTTTGGTAATGGATTGTATAAATACAATATAACGGGTTCTACTAATTCAAGTATATTCACCACGGTAGAGCAAAGTGGATTGACATTAAACGGACAGTCATTTAGTTCAATTAATTCTAATGTAAATGATTTACTTGGAACTAATAGTTTAAATATGGGAGAGACTCCAACAAATACTATTTTAACCGTCAAGTATAGAGTAGGTGGTGGACCTGACTCAAATGCACAAGTTGGTGAATTGACCACTATAGCTGATGGAACTACGGGAATAACCGTAACGAATGATGAACCTGCAACTGGTGGAACTGATGGACAAACCGTTGAAGAAATTCGACACAACGCTAAGGCATATTTTTCTGCACAGAACAGATGTGTTACTCGTCAAGATTATCAAGCCAGAATATTAAATCTTCCAGCAAAGTTTGGTAATATTGCCAAGTGTTATGTGGAGAGAATTGATGAACCCACGGGTGGATTATTTGTAAGTACATTATCTTATAATCAAAATAAACAATTAGTTCAAACTCCTGAATTGGTGATGAGAAACATAATGACTTATTTAAATCAATATAGAATGATAAATGACCAATTGGATTTTGGTTTTGATTTAAATAATAGTTTATTTTCTGGCTACTTAATAAACTTTGGAGTTAAGTTTGAAGTAAATGCTGATAGAAGAGTTAATCTAACTGATGTAAAAATAGAAGTCATCAATACCATAAGGGATTTCTTTAAAGTAGAGAGAATGCAATTCAGACAATCAATCAATATGAATGATTTACAATACCATATATTAGGATTAGAGGGTGTGATTGGGATTAAAGAATTAAAACTTTTTCAATCA